GGTTCCTTGGACGAATATGTGAACGACGGTGTTTTTCGGTGCCGGTTTCGAATTGGTCAAAGAGGCAGTTTTGGTTGCCATTTTGGGTGCTGGGATGCGATGGTTGCCATGGAGGTAAAAAATGATTAATAAAAACAGCACAAAAGAAGAAGTTATAGCAGCGGTGAAGAAGAATGGTTTTGCGTTGCGGTTTGCTAGTGGGGAATTGATGGGCGATCGTGATGTAGTGCTGGAAGCAGCGAAACAGAATGGCTGGGCTTTGTATTATGCTAATGTGGAATTGCAAAATGATCGGGCGTTTATGGTGGAAGCAGTGAAGCAGAATGGCTGGGCGTTGCGGTTTGCTAGTGAGGAATTTAAAAATGATCGTGAAATTGTGCTGGCAGCAGTGAAGCAGAATGGCTGGGCGTTGCAGCCTGCTAGTAATAAATTGCGGGCTGATCGTGGAATTGTTATGGAAGCAGTGAAGCAGGATGGCCTTGCGTTGGAATATGCGAGTAAGGAGTTGCAGAATGATCGTGAGGTTGTTCTGACAGCGGTGAGGCAGTGTTGGTATGCGTTAAATTATGCCAGCGATGAGTTGAAAAGTGAATTAAAAAAGGAGGCAAACAATGATTGATACGATAACTTTTTTTCGAACGGCAGTATTTACTATAGTGTATTGGGGCTCGTTGATAGTGGCCTTGTTTTTTGTTTGTTGCGGTCCAAACCTAGACGAAAACGATAAGACTCTAGGCGGAGTATGCTACAACGTTTTGATACGGCTACTACTAGCGGCAGTTGCGTTAGTGGTATGGTATTACTCGTTCACATTTATTTTATTTTTATTCTTTGAAACTTTGGGAGCGTTGTGATGAGTGAAGATATACGATCACATAACGTCGGAGCCTCGGACTATTCCAAGTACAAAATACAGCCATGGGACATTTGGCTTGAGTACAATTTAAACCCATGGGACGCTGATATTGTTAAACGTGTATTACGCACCAAGCCGGGTGAGCGACGACTGGATTACGAGAAGATCATCCATGTGTGTCAAGAGCGTATCCGGCAAATAGATAAAGGTAAAGAAAATGATAGACAAAAATAGTACAAAGGCAGAAGTTTTAGAAGCTGTGCAGCAGGATGGGCGTGCGTTGCGGCATTCGAGTGAGGTATTGAGGGGTGATCGTGAAGTGGTGCTGGCAGCGGTGAGCCGGAGGGGGAACTTATTGGAGTATGCGAGTGAGGAATTGAGGGGTGATCGTGATGTGGTGATGGCAGCGGTGAAGCAGAATGGGTTTGCGTTGCAGTATGCGAGTAAGGAATTGCGTGCTGATCGTGAGGTAGTACTGGAAGCGGTGACGCAGTGGTGGGGTGCGTTGAAGTATGCTAGTGAGGAATTGAAGGGCGATCGTGAAGTGATGTTAGCTGCGGTGAAGCAGGAGGGGTGGGCGGCGTTGAGGTATGCAAGTGGGGAGTTAAAAAATGACCCATCAGTAGCGTTTGAGGCTATGAAAAATAATCTTCACGCCTGTAGGCTGTTCGGCAGTGCCCTAGTTGAGGCTATACTAACAACGCTAGATAGCGATAATGATGGAATTGGCGCGGCTAACGAGATGCCGGTAGCTTGGGAACAAGCATTAAACGCCCACGGCTGGATGAGGGGGTGGGTTCGATCATGATTAAACCAACCTTACGTTATGACGCATTAACGCAAGAGTATTATTATAAATGCAGTCGAGAAGAGAAGGACATCCCAAAACAGTGCCGGATGAAATGGTCAGCCGGAAACACGGCTTGGAAAACTAAAGACTGGGCATTGGCCATGAGAGCCGCAGAGCTTTCAGGCATTGGTACCGAGATGTTTAGAGATAAACTTTTAAAGCCACCAGCTCGGCTCACCCTTCCGGATTTTTTATACGACTACCAGAAAGAAGGCATCCAAACGATCGTGGCCAATAAAAATCTATTGCTGGCCGACGAGCAAGGGCTAGGCAAAACGGTACAAACCATTGAGGCCTTGCGGTACATCGACGTCCGACGCATTTTAGTATTGTGTCCGGCATCCCTCAAGTATATGTGGCAAGAGCAATTTGACCAATGGTCGGATAACCTACTCACCCAAGTAGTGGCCAACGGTAAATCACAAATTCTATTTACTAACAACGTCGTCATTGCTAACTACGATCTGGTATCCAAACGGTATATTTACGAGCAGCTACGCGCGTGGGCTCCCGATATGGTGATCTATGATGAGGCGCATTATCTCAAGAACCCCACGTCCAAACGGGCCAAGGCGTCATTTCTACTTGGAGCTAAAGCTGACCGGCGACTCATGCTTACTGGTACCCCAATGCTTAATCGGCCTATTGAGCTGTATAGCATACTTCGGTTTTTAAAACCAGCAACGGTTGAGCCATACGACAATTATAAAAAGTACGGTTATAAATTTTGTAATGGCAAGGAGGGCCCCTTTGGTTTTGATGTTAAGGGCGCCAGTTGTACCGACGAGTTAAACTACCGACTCAAACGCACAGTGATGCTACGGCGACTAAAGGCCGATGTGCTGACAGATCTACCAAGCAAGACGATGCAGATTATTCCCATGGAGCAAACCAAGGACACCAAAAAGATAGTCAAGCAAGAAGGGTTGTTCGACGTGAATGCGATTTTAGAGAAGCCAGACGCCAACCTTATCGGCGAGATGGCTACTATCCGTCGAGAGCTTGGAGAAGCTAAGCTACCCCAGAGCATTAGTTACATTAAAGATGTAATCGCGAGCGGCGTTGAAAAGGTTGTGGTGTTTGCGTACCACAAGGCAGTATGTGAAGGGTTGTACGAAGCGTTTAAAGAGGAAGGTGCGGTTCTAGTCTATGGCGGTACGGCTTCAACTGATCGCCAACGCTACGTCGATCGGTTTCAAAAAGACGCAGACACTAAAGTATTTATCGGCCAGATACAAGCTGCTGGCACTGGACTCACCCTAACCGCAGCCAGTCATGTAGTGTTTGTAGAGAACAGTTGGGTGCCCGGAGAGATGGACCAAGCCGTTGACCGGTGCCACCGGATTGGCCAGAATAATAAAGTAACCGCACAGGTTCTCGTCGTGAAAGATAGCGTCGATCATGTTATAATGAGATCAATGTTTTTTAAAAAGAGAAGGATTAAGGAGGTTTTAAAATAATGGAAGTAATTGACCACAGAACAGAGAAACTCAGTACGCTTGTTAGGCTAGAAAAGAACCTAGAGATGACGGCTCAATACGCGCCTCGACTCGTTAAACGCTTGGGGGTGGGTAGTAAACACGCTTTCCCAAGCTGTTATAGTTTCGACGCAACGTATGGGTATTTTGTAGCCAAGGACGGCAGCAAGCTCCCCGGCGCACGGGTGCATATCCACCACAACCTACTGGACTTATCGGTTGTGGAAAACTGGGGGCTGTCATACATTGACGAAATACTAGACCCAAAGAACCGAGCATTAGATGATCTGGTTAAGCGCATGGCAAACTCGTTTAGAGCCGGAGCAACCCGTGTTAGTTGATAAAGCGAGAGATTTTGCTATTAAGTATCACGAAGGGCAAAAGTATAGGGGCTTACCTTACATCGAACACTTGCGTCAAGTGGCTACCTTTTTAATATTAGAGCTTGACATTACCGATGTAGACGCTGTTGCGGCGGCGTACCTTCATGACATATTAGAGGACACTCAATGTACTGCGGAACTGCTTGATCGAGAGTTCAATCAGCGTATCAATACTATAGTTAAAGCAGTAACCCGCGACTCGGTCGAAACCAGTGAACACTATATCGCTAAGATTCACCATGCCGGCCGTTACGCCATGGCTGTAAAAACAGCAGACCGAGTGTGCAATTTAAAAAACCTAATAATAGATGCGGAGGAGGGTAAGCTAAAACCGAAACTACTAGAGCGATACGAAAGTGAGCTCGAAACTATACAAACGTATTTTCCTGCCGAATTGGTAGTGCATATCAAAAAGGCACATGGTCATTTGAGGAGCGTACTATGAGCGCGCATTCACTATTCGGCGCATCAGCCGCACACATTTGGACTAACTGTACGGCCCAGCCATGCTTGGCTTCACAAGCTAAAACGTTTGAGGAGTCAAGTGA